CGCGAAGTAGAGGGTCGAGCGGCAAATAATTATATGGAGGCACAACGCTTCCACGTTTAACAACGCAGGAGTTTGCCATGCATCAGTCCCCATCCATGTCGTTTCTGATCCACGAGTCAGCCGACGAGTACCACGCGAAAGCGAAGCACTATCTATCGAGCCATCAGTTGGCCGACTTTCGAAAATGCCCTCAGCTCTACTATCGCAAGAAGTACCAACCACGCACCCAAGAAGAATCGCCGGCCTATTTGGTCGGACGCGCTGCCCATGTCCTGATCCTCGAAGGCCTCGAGCGATTCCGCGAAGACTTCGCTGTCGGCGGTCCCATCAATAAGAAAACAGGCCTGCCATTCGGGCCAGCCACCAAGGCCTGGACTCAGTGGGCCGAGACGGTCGGCAAACCCGTGCTGTCCGATTCGCAGTTCGAAACGATCGAGCGGATGAATGAATCGGTCGCAATGCACGAGGCGGCTGTTGATTTGCTGCAATACGGAATCGCCGAAGCGGTCGTGCGGGCCGAGTACTGCGGATTCCCCTGCCAGATCCGTATCGATTGGTTGGATCCGTCCCCGAGCATCGTGGACCTGAAAACCTGCGATGACTTGACCTGGTTCGAAGCCGACTCGCGGCGCTACGGGTACGCCCATCAATTGGCATTCTACCGAGCCGTGCTTAAGAAAGCCCTGGGGATCTATGTTCCCGTCCATCTGATCGCCGTGGAGAAGAAAGAACCCTACCGCTGCGGTGTTTGGCAACTCTCGAGCGAGGTTTTGAACCTCGCCCAAAAGGAAAACGAGCAGGCGATCGATCGCTTGCATGCGTGCACTGCGAACGATTCCTGGCCCACGGGCTACGAAGAGACTCGCGTCTTCGATTTTCTCTGATCCATCGCAGTAGGCAGGTGGGATGGCGTGACGCTCCCGGCCACGAATGGCAAACGGAGAGAGCGTCCGGACTCCCTGTGCCCACCTGCTTGCTGTTTTTGTTTTACCCAGTTTTTTTGTTCGTTCTTGTAAGGAAAAAGCACATGAGTTTGTTACAGCAAGTGCAGCGTGGGAAAGCCCACCTGCCACCACGGATCTTGGTCTACGGTACCGAAGGGGTCGGCAAGAGTAGCCTCGCAGCAACCACTCCCAAACCGATCTTCATCCAGACCGAGGATGGCCTGGGAGAGATCGACTGCGATCGCTTCCCACTGGCCAAATCCCTCGAAGATGTCGTCGCGGCCCTGACGGAACTCGAAACCCAGCAGCACGATTACCAAACCGTGGCGATCGATTCGCTCGATTGGCTGGAGCGATTGATCTGGGATGCCATCTGCCGACGCGAATCGGCGACGACGATTGAGAAAGTTGGAGGTGGCTACGGCAAGGGCTACACCCTGGCCTTGGATTACTGGCGCAAGCTCATCGACAAGCTTGGTAACCTCCATCGCGATCGCGGGATGATGATCTTTCTGATCGCTCACGCGAAGGTCGAGAAATTCGAGGATCCCGAAGCGCCGGCCTACGACCGCTACTCGCCTCGTCTGCACAAGCATGCCAGCGCCATCATCACCGAATGGTGCGATGCGGTGCTCTTTGCCACCAAGCGATTCACCACGCGCACCGAAGAAAGTGGCTTTGGTCGCCAGAGAGCGATCGCAGCACCCGTGGGTGCTGCCGGCGGCGAACGCATCTTGAAAACCGTCGGTGGTCCCTCGTGCGTGGCCAAGAACCGGTACCGGCTCAAACCTGAAATTCCATTGGCTTGGGATGCGATTGTTGGCGGCATCCTCGGCTCATCAAACGAACTGTCCAACCCTGTTTCTGTTCCAGAAGGAGTAACGAACCTTGGCTAATCTCAACAACTTCAATGCGAACCAAGTCGAACCGTCGTCGGATTTCGAACCGATCCCGGCCGGCAAGTACCTGGCGATCATCACCGAGTCGGAACTCAAACCGACGAAGTCCGGATCGGGGAGCTATTTGCAGCTCACGTTCCAAATCCTCGAGGGGGAATACAAAGGTCGATTCCTTTGGTCCCGACTGAACCTTCACAACGCGAATGCGACTGCGGTGCAGATCGCGCAAGCGGAGCTTTCGGCCATCTGCCGTGCCGTTGGGGTGCTCACCCCTGGCGACTCGGTCGAGCTGCATAACTTGCCGTTGGTCATCAACGTCAAGTGCCGCAGGCGCGAGGATTCGGGGGACATCACCAACGAGATCCGAGGTTACGCGAAACCTGCAGCGGCTACGGCTCAGCCTCAGCAAGCGAGTCACACGACTCCACCATGGAGACGTCCCTCGTGATCGAACTTGAACTGCCGTACCCACCGTCAGTGAATCATTACTGGCGGCGGGTGGGAGCACGGACGCTCATCAGCCGCGGGGGTCGACTCTTCCGTCAACAGGTTGTGTCGATCCTCGAGGCGCGCGGCGTTCGCCCCATCGATGGTGACTTAGAAGTCTTCATTGAACTGTATCCACCCGACCGTCGTCGCCGGGATATCGATAACTCCCTGAAGAGTCTTCTCGATGCACTTGGGCAAGGAAGTGCCTATCACGACGACAGCCAAATCATCCACCTAGACACCTGGAAACGCGAACCGATCCCTGGAGGCATGGTTTTTGTACGCATCTCGAAATGTATGGAAGAGTGATCATGGTGAAAAACCTTAGACGCAAAGTTTGTAGTGATTGCGGTGTGATTGTTACTAGACGAATCAAAGAGTGCCCTAAATGTGGCGGTCTGATGGTGCCACGCAAACGTCTAGTCAATCAACCGACTGTCGACCCTGAATGCGATGGGGTTCGTGAATCCTATCGGAGCCTGTCGTCTCGGCTTGGAGAAGGTTTCGGCATGATGAACGATGGCTTTGAATGGATAGATCAGGTGTTCGACGATGAGCGAACCCCTGCTTGTTACGACGAGTCTGATGAGGATTAATCCGATGCAACTACGTCCCTATCAACAAGCGGCCGTCGATGCGGTCTACAACCATCTGCGCGATCGTGATGACAATCCTTGCGTGGTCATTCCCACAGCGGGTGGAAAGACAAATTGCATGGCGACCATCTGTCGAGATGCCGTATTGAAATGGAATGGTCGAGTCATGATCCTTGCCCATGTCAAAGAGCTTCTCCAGCAGTCTGCCGACAAGTTAACCGCAGTCTGCCCCGAGGTGGACTTCGGTATCTACTCAGCAGGTTTGAAGCGTCGCGACACCAACAATGCTGTCATCATCGCCGGTATTCAATCGATCTACAAGCGTGCCTGTGAGCTCGATCGGTTCGATCTGATCATAGTCGATGAAGCACACCTCATTAGTCCCGATGGAGAGGGGATGTACCAGCAGTTCCTCGCGGATGCCAAGAAGGTCAACCCTCACTTGCGCATCATTGGTTTTACGGCCACACCGTTTCGACTCAAGGACGGCGAGATCTGTGCCCCTGAAAACATCCTTAACACGATCTGTTACGAGGTTGGAATCAAGGAACTGATCCGCGATGGTTTTTTGTGTCCGCTGGTTTCCAAGTCTGGCAAAGACCAAATCGACTTCGGTTCGCTGCACGATCGTGCCGGCGAATTCGTAGCCGATGAGGTCGAAGCTCTCATGGATAGCGAGTCTCTTGTTGAGTCCGTCTGCCGTGAGATCGTGGAGCAAACAGCCGACCGCAATGCCGTGCTGATTTTCTCGAGCGGCGTTCGGCATGGCAACCACATCGTCGATACCCTTCGAGACAAACACGGCATCGAATGCGGATTCGTTACTGGCGAAACCTCCTCGGAGGATCGGGACCAATTACTCCAGCAGTTCCGCAGCGGAAGTCTTAAATACCTGTGCAACGTCAACGTGCTAACCACCGGATTCGATGCACCCAACATCGACTGCGTGGCCTTGGTACGGCCGACGACATCACCGGGACTTTTCTATCAAGCCGTGGGGCGCGGCTTCAGGCTTCACCCCAGCAAACAGAACTGTTTGGTCCTCGACTTTGGTGGCAATGTTCTTAGGCACGGACCGGTCGATTGCCTGCGGATCAAACCTGCAGGAAGCCAATCGACAGGAGAAGCACCTGCGAAGCAATGTCCCAAATGCAACGCACTCATCGCGATGGGGTACGCGAATTGCCCGGAGTGCGGCTTTACCTTTCCCCCACCCGAAAAGCAGAACCACGAAGCACAAGCGACCCAAGCACCGATCCTATCTGGCCAAATCACCAACACGCGCTACGAAGTCACCGACACACACTACTACAGCCACCTCAAGCGTGGGGCCGCCGAAGACGCACCTCGATCGATGCGAGTCGATTACATGGTCGGCTGGCGATCCCATAAATCCGAGTGGATCTGCTTTGAACACTCCGGTTACGCACGCCAACGTGCCGTGGCTTGGTGGAAACAGCGATCCCGTGATCCCGTTCCCGAAACCACCGACGAGGCACTCGCGCGAATCGAAGGGGGTGCGATCGCTCAGACCCTCGCGATCCAAGTGCGCAGTGTCTCTGGGGAGGAGTACGAACGGATCATCGACTACGAGCTCGGGCCGTTGCCCGAGCCACTCGAACCACAACATTTTTCGAATGCATTTTCTGACGAGGAGATTCCGTTTTGATTACTACATCCAATCCTGCATCATTGCTCCCATCCGCTTTGGCTTATCGCGAAAGTGGTCTGTCTGTCCTGCCGGCCAAGAGGCTAGCGAAACGACCATCCCTTCCAGGGTGGAAAAACTTTCAGTTGCGAATCCCGCAAGAGCGGCAGGTCGTCGAATGGTTTTCCAAACCCGAGGATGCGATTTGCGTCGTCACTGGCCAAGTCAGTGGCAACCTTGAAATGCTTGACTTCGACCGAGGAGGCGATCGCTTCGAAGCCTGGAAAGAGCAAATCCCACCCGAGCTATTGGCTCGGCTGGTGATTGAGTCTAGCCAGTCCGGTGGCAAGCACGTGATCTATCGCTGCTCGGAGCCGATCAATGGCAACATGAAACTTGCCATGGGATTTCGGGACGGCGCGATGGTCACTCTGATCGAGACCCGTGGCGAAGGTGGACTGTTTCTTTGCGCTCCAACCTTGGGTTACTCGCTCGAGCAAGGATCACTCACCGAGATTCCTGTGCTAACTCCGCAGGAACGAGAGATACTCTTGGAGACTGCATGGTCGCTGAACGAATACTTGCCGACGGCCGATGTTCCAGCGGATTCGCAGTTCGTACCCGAGAATCGACCAGGGGATGATTTCAACAACCGAGGGGATATTCGCGCCTTGCTCATCAAGCATGGCTGGACATTGGTCAAGAAAGCGGAAAACGAACTCTGGCGTCGCCCGGGCAAGGCCAATGGCTGGTCGGCATCCCTCAAAGACAAGTCGTTTTATGTCTTCAGTGGTAACGCGGCCCCTTTGGAACCGAACCGCGCATACAGTCCGTTTGCGGTTTACGCGTGGCTTGAACACCGTGGAGACTTCGAAAGAGCTGCGAGGATGCTCCGGCAGGAAGGTTTTGGAGGCGAACCAATCGCCGTGAGTACCATTCGAATCGTTGAATCTACGACGATCACGATCGATTCGAATCCAATCTATTCACCGGTTGATCCTGGTCCGGTCCCTCTGGAGATGTTGCGCATCCCAGGATTTGTCTCCGAGGTCATGGATCTGTGTCTCGACACGGCACCGTATCCAAATCACGTGATGGCTTTCTGTGGGGCGCTCTCACTCCAAGCCTACTTGGCTGGACGCAAGGTTCGCGATCCAGGTGATAATCGGACCAATCTGTATCTGCTTGGGCTCGCCCATTCCTCAGCTGGTAAAGATTGGCCACGCAAGCTCAACACACGAATCCTATTCGAGATCGGAGCGGCCGGCTCACTTGGGGAGCGATTCTCAAGCGGCGAAGGGATCCAAGACGCTTTGTATCTCTCGCCGAGCATGTTGTTTCAGACGGATGAGATCGATGGGATGCTCCAGTCGATGAGTAAATCGCGCGACGGGCGACATGAAAACCTCATGTCCACATTGCTAACGATGTACTCGACGGCCAATTCGGTGTACCCCATGCGTCGCAAAGCCGGCAAGGAATCTCCGGGCTCAATCGACCAGCCATGTTTGGTAGTCTTCGGTACCGCGATTCCGAATCACTACTACGAGGCACTCTCCGAACGGATGCTCACCAACGGGTTTTTCGCCCGAATGATCATCCTCGAGTGTGGTGCCAGGAGCGAGGGCCAAGATGCAAAGGTCCTTGAGATCCCGGAGCGTGTGATTGCTACCGCGAAATGGTGGAAGGATTTGATGCCAGGCAACGGGAATCTTCAGTCCTGGCATCCGATTCCAATAATTGTACCCCAGTCCGCAGAGGCGATGTCAATCCTTGCCGATAGTCGGAGCGAAGCCGAAGCCGAGTATCGCAAGGCGGAGAACCAAAACGACTCGATCGGTACAACGGTGTGGGGGCGAGTCAACGAGCAAGCAAGGAAGCTTGCGCTACTGTATGCGATCAGCGAAAACCATACGAATCCGATCATCGGTGCCGATGCCGCTAATTGGGCAACGGCTCTGATGATGCATCAAACGCGTCGCATGCTCTTCATGGCTAACGCCTATTCCAACGAGAATGACTTTGCAATGAGATGTCAAAGAGTCATCGATTTGCTCTCGAAATGGTCCGAGCAATTCGGTGATACCTGGATGCCGTATCGTGACATCAGTCGCAAGCTTCGATGGAATCGACGTGAGCATGAAGACATTCGCAACGCGCTTGTCGACCAAGAACGAATCGAAACCGACAGCGTCGTCTCTGGCGGCCGGCCAAAGATCGTCTATCGGTTGCGATGCTTGAAGCGAGGTGCGACATGATTTGCGGAGTCGAATCAGGACCTTCTAACCGTCGTTTTGATGTGCGTTGGCAAAAAGTATCAGCGAACAACGATTCGTGTTGCTATTTGACCAGGCCAGAACTGGTATCGGACCAAGGCCTCCATGGACAAAATTCGTGTCCAAGAGGCCTTCGCCGAGCCGGACAAAACGGCCAAAAGTCGAGCCAGAAAATGCGATTTACTCAGGGAATATTGAGTTGTGGCCATACTCCCATTTGGCCAGGGGGGGCGCATAAATATATCTATAAAACATATCTCTCTATTTCTGTCCATATATACACACGCATTACACACGCACCTGCGCGTACGTGTGTACGCGAGGGCTCGTGAGAGCCTGCGTTTTAAAGGTCAAAAGGCAAGAACGTTTTTTGTTTCCGTTTCACGTTGAAGGAGTCTGCTATGCGACGATGCGATCGATGCCAACATTACTTTGGTTACCCACCCGGCGATCAACCGGATCGAATCTCATTCTCGGGAGGTCAGGTACGTGGAGGAGGCGAGTGCCGACGCAACCCACCAGTTGTCTGCGGTGACTCACAACCGATCGGTAGCTTTCCGATCGTGTTCAACGACTACTGGTGTGGTCACTTCGAAGCGAATCCACAACACACACCCACATCGCAACCCAAACCACTGACCAACATCAACACCACACCCATAACCACAGCATCGAACTAGGCGCAAAATTTGGCCCAATAGACGCAATGCACTTGCGTGATTGCGGTCGAAGGCCAACAATACAACATCTCGCGTGTACGGGCCCTTTATGGGCCTCACGCGCGGTGTGCCAAACTGGCACTCACAACGATCTCTTGCATAGGTACTTCCGGCCTTTTTACCGTTACTGGGGGGCGTGGGAACGGTCACCAAGTTAGAGAGAGTTTGTTTTGTGCGTGGGAATCTTTAATTCCTCGCGATCATCCAACCCAGCGACCCAACCAACCGAGCCAAACACACACCCAAAGACACATCGAC